ACGCAATCCATACGAAGCAAAAAGAGGAAATGGAATCAATGTACAAAAAGAGCGACGAACAAAAGAACTCGATTAATGAGATTGAAAGCGTTCTTGAAACATTGGGAAATGAACTTGTAGCACTTAGGGCGCAAGTTAAAAAAGGCGTTGGACTTCCTTCGGGTGGATCTGCGCATGAAAAGGTAAAGGAAACAAAAGCAAAGGCAAATCACTTTGATTCTTTTGCTTCATTAGTTCAATCTAAAATTTCACAAAGATAATGGCAACAGCAAATGTAAATGGCTTTCTTGACTCAAATACTTATGTCGGTCAAAAGAGCCTTAATCGCACAAATCCATACGCAAATACCGATGGAATAAACGCGGAACAATTATATGGCATTGATACCTTTGAAACAAGGATTCCGGTATCATTTACCTACGGTACATCGACCGCGGGCAATCGCTTAAGCCTTGCACCTTTAACCGGGGTATCAAGTGCAAGTGATTTTTACAAGGTAACCGTAATGGATGAATCGGGAAATGAAGCCTACGCAAATTGGCAGTCCTCCGCACCAACGGCAATTTTACAGATAACAACCACGGCGTTGAATAAAGGCAACGATTGGAAGGTTTTATTTGCAACGGCAGCCGCTGGAGCAAAAACGGAGTTTGCATTTACTATTGAGGATTCGTTAGTTTTAACCAATACATCCGCAACTATTACTTATTCAAATCTTTAAAATTAAAAACAAATGGCATCAGTTGAAATAAGCCAATTAGACGTATCCTTCAGAGGCACGGAGGCAAATAACATATTTTTAGAACCAGTCTTTTTCGATGATGATTTACGCGGTCAATTCCGTGTACTTGGCAACGTCGCGAATAAAAAGAAAATGGTATTCGTACAACAGTTGGAAAACATTGTAAGAAAATACTCAGGTTGCGGATTTAATCCAGTTGGCTCGGCTGATATTTATCAGCGTACCATCGACGTTGAAAAAATGAAGGTTGACCTTGAAATGTGCTGGGATGAATTTGAGGACACCGTTTTCGAGGAGTTATTGAAAACAGGAACAAGGCTTCCAGACGTATCGGGAACATTGATTGAAAATATTTTATTGACCCGTACACAACAGGCGATAAGAAATGACATTACCCGTCTTTCTTACTTCGGTGATCAGTCTTCCAATAATCCTAACTTTGATTCATTGGATGGATTTTGGACGGTTTATTATCCTCAGTTAGTTGCTGATGATTTAGTTCCACGCACTGACACAGGCTCAGGCGCAGACCTTGCGGCTGGTGATGGCTTTGCAATCCTTCGCGCGGTATATGACCAAGCTCCTTTGCAGTTGAAAGGATTACCTGCCAACCAAAAGGTGTTTAATGTTACGCAAAGCGTTTATTCACAACTTCGTGAAGACATTGAAAACGGCGGCGGCGGTGATTACGGTTTACTTCAGTTAATTAACGGGGTTGAGCAATTCACATTCCGTGGTGTAACTGTGATTCCTCAATTCCGTTGGGATGACATCGCAACTTCTTTGGGAACTACTAAGCCTCATTATGTGGAGTACACAACCCCACAAAACAAGGTACTTGCAACCGATGTATTAAGCCCTGAAACGGCTTTGGAACTTTGGTACGACCAGAAAGACGAAAAGGTATATATTAAGGCGCGTTTTAAAATGGGCGTTAATTATATCCATCCTTCTTTAATCAGCTTAGGCTACTAATCGAAAATATATATGAGTGCAATAACAAGCGGTTGGCTTAATCAGTGCGTCGATGGTACTTGCGCGGGTGGTATTGGTAAACTTTACATTGCCAATGCTAATCAGGTAACAAGCATCACTAACAACGCATCGGGAGCAACCACGGCAATAACAATGGCTTCCTCAGCCGCCGTATTTTACGAGGTCGAATTTAGAGACAACTCAGGAGCATTCACGGAAACGGTGACGCAAGACCCAGATACTTTATCGGTGGCTATTGAGCAAAGTTTGGTAGGCATAATCAATTGCCGCGACCAAGAGTTAAGAAACTTGATTCAAGACATGGCAAATCAGGCTTGCGGCTTAGTTTGTGTACACGTTGAAAACACGGGTAATTACTGGATATGGGGCGCTGAGGTAATTGGCTCAAAGAAAAGACCAGCAAGGCTTACAAGCGCCGAAGGTTTATCTGGTGCTTTGTTTACTGACTCAAATCAAGAAACATTAACCATTACTTGCCGTACCACAAATAAAGCAAGGTTTATTGTTAATGGCGAAACAGTCATGAACGCACTTGACTAAAATACAAAAGCATGATAGTACGCGATAAAAGTAAACTGATGATTTACGTCGGGAATGACCCAACGGGAAAGGCGGGAATACTAAAGAAGGCTATCGGAAATTTTACACAGGCAGAATTAAGGGGTTGGCATAGCGTCAACCCCAAATCTGTTAGCCAACACCTCATTTATACGCCTGAGAAAAAAACCTATGAGCCAAATAAAGAAGACGATTCAAGCAGTACCGAACAGGGCTAAAAGAAATTTAAAAAGAAACAATAGTCCTTTATTAGCTTCCGTTACCTTAGATACTTCCAATACTATGTTAGTAAAGGAAGATATTTTTAATGAGCCTTCCAGAGAAAGACTTGATTTCACAGGCGCTAAATGGGTTAGATTCTTTACCCAAAAAGATGACTTTTTAAAAAGTCTTATAGCCATTGTGAACAATTCCCCAACGCTTCGGCGTATCATTGAGGACAAGGTTAACATGGTTGTAGGTGACGGCTTTATTCCTATGAAAGGAAAGTCCAACACCTTACTTACAACCTCAATGAAGGGCGAAATAATTACGGATGATTCATTAAATGAGATTGAGGAAGTCATTGGGCAAGTAAATTTGCATTCCCAAAACTTGCAAGAGGTTCTTGCTTCATTGGCTTTTGATTACGATGCTTTTGGAAATTGCTTTGCAGAAATAGTACGAGGCAAAGTTGGTAATGAGCCATTCACTTATATTTATCATGTTCCTGTTTATAACACGGGCATAAGAAAAGCCGAGGCGGACCAAATTATAAGGTCTGTTGGCATTTACGACAACTGGGAAGAAGTGCCATTGACAACTGAGGGCACATTTTACGAAAGTGAAGGATTTAGGGAAGTTCCGATTTACCCTGAGTTTAAGAAATTAGAAGACGGGACGGAGCGTTCAATTATTCATGTGAAGCAATACGCGGCTGGATACTTTTACTTTGGCTTACCTGAGTGGATAGGAGCGAAAATGTGGGCAGAAATTGAATATAGAATCCAGCGTTTTAATACAAGCAAGTTTGAAAATGGCTTCATGCCTTCAGGTATTTTACAATTCTTTGGGTCAATGACATCAGCTGAGGCAAAGAGCCTTGTTGAAGGCATTGAATCAAAGTTTACAGGAATGGGAAATAATCACAAGTTATTCGTTCAAGTATTAAGAGATGAAAAATTAAAAGCAAATTGGATTCCAACCTCAAAAGAAAATGAAGGCGAATTTTTAAACCTTCAAAACCTTGCAGCATCAGCCATTGTCGTGGCTAACCGTTGGTCAAAGTCTTTAGCTGGTTTCGCAACATCTGGACAACTTGGAACAAACCAACAGATACGACAAGAGATGGAATACTTGCAAAATACGGTAATTAAGCCACGTCAAAACTTGATGCTTTCAAAAATTATCAATCCTTTTTTAAAAGAAATTGGGCTTTATAATCCAGCGTTCACAGACGTGTCTTTTGGTATTTCAAACACCTTGCCCGTGTCTTTCATGGGTGAAATTAAGGTGGAAGAAAACCTTTCGTTAAATGAAAAAAGAGAAATATTAGGGTATGCGCCCCTTGAAATAGAACAACCAACCCCAACCAATGAGCCAATTAATACAACCGAGTGAAGTAATAGCTGGAGGGGTTGCACGTCCAACACCAGCGGATATAAGACTTGATAAGTCACTTATCAGCCCCCATATTCAAGATGCCGAGTTCCGTTGGATTGTTCCCGCGATTGGCTTAACCTTGTATGATTCAATGGTAGCAGACAAAGGAAGTTCAACCGCGTTTACTTCAACTGCTTATCAGGACATTTGGAACAAACAATTAAAATCATTTTGTGCCAATGCCGTTTTATACGAGGCAGCGCCGTACATGGTTATGCAACTTGGAACAAATGGGCTTTATACCATTGATAACGAATACGGGCAAAATGTCGGGGTTGAAGGATTAAAATTTTATCAAGACACCTTGTTACAAAGGTTGGAGGTAAAGAAAAAGAGAATAAAAGATTTGCTTTGCAATTATTCAACGCCATTAACCGCATTTATACCCAGCGCCATTGGTTGCCCTGAGGCAAGTTGCGAAGAAGATGAAGAAATTAATGACATTTATAATACTTTAGGGATTGTTTTATGATGGAAAAACCAAAGAAAAAAAGACGTTTCCTGAAAACATTGGGACGCGTTGGTGAAATATTAATCCAGGAGGTTTTATTAAAAGTGGGTAGTATTTTGATTAAGAGGATTGGGGGCAAAAAAACATTGCCTTCAATTCTTATTTTATTCCTATCGATTTCCCTTTTTGCCCAATACCCAAATACAGGCAACAAACAAAGATTAGGTTTCCAGACTACCGCCGACGGCCTTGTTTGGCGCGGTTCAATTTCCGACACAGCATCTATTCAACCCGTATCAAATCAAAACGCATGGGTTATTCTTGACACCGTTAACCTAAAAATATATTCCTTTGATTTTACTTCCAATATTTGGAATCAAGTAGGCGGCGGCACTTTTGCACAACCAATAGACTCCTTATTTTTTAAAACAAGTGTTCCTCCTAACAATGTGGACACGGCAAAAATGCGATGGGATTCGGAGTTAGGTACGGTTGTACTTGGAATGTATGATGCCGTGCCAAATGAATTAGGTTTCAAAAACTTTTGGCTCGTTAAAAATCAAACGGGTTCAACCATTACAAAAGGTAGCATCGTGTATGCTAATGGCACGGTTGGCGCAAGTGGAAGAATAACAGTTGCAAAGTTTATAGCCAACGGCACAATAGATGCCAAATATTTATTAGGAATAACGGCACATGATTTATCAAACGGTGAGGATGGCTACGTTATTTCATTTGGCAAGATAAGGCAAGTTAACACTGATACCTTTGCGGCTGGTGCTATTCTTTACCCTTCGCCAACGGTGGCTGGTGCATGGACTGATGTAGAACCTATTGCTCCAAATATTAATATGCCCGTAGGCTTTTGTATTAACTCTCATGTAAACAATGGCACGATTGCCATTCGTGTAGCATCGGGTTATAGTTTAAATGAATTACATGATGTGGCTATTTCTTCACCGATTGAAAAATCAAGTTTATATTATTCTGGTGGATTATGGAGGGATACAACGGCAGCACTTTTAACAAGCGATACAAGTTCAATGCTTACAAATTACTTGCGCTCAGGTGTTGCAGCTTCAACGTATGTTCCTTTGAATACTGAATCAACAATGAATGCTACTTTAAATATAAATGGAAATTTAACTTTACTTACAGGTGGTATTCTTACAACGCCTCTTTTATCTGCTGGAACAATTATTAAACAAGGCGGTACAACGTCACAGTTTTTAAAAGCAAATGGTGACGTTGATTCAAGTACTTACCTTCGCACGGGCTTAGCTGATTCAACTTATTTGCCGTTGGCTGGGGGAACATTGACGGGGGCGTTAAATGTAAATGGAACATCAACGTTAAATTTTACAAATGTATATGGTAAAACTACTTATGTGCCTTTTAATGTAGGATTGGGCGAACAATCTATTTTTAATGTAGGCGCATATTTAAGAGGTGGAACAGTTATGATATTTCCAGATTCTTCTTTATCTGGAAGTTCTGGTAATTTATTTTTTGCAAATTCAAACGTATTGGGTGTTGAATATTCTGCAAGAGGTAGCGGAATTAGGAATTATATAAAACAAGGAGGAGATGTAAATAGAAATTCTTTAGCATTATATACAAGCGATATA